CTTGGTGAAGCCGCGCTCGTACTCCGAGGAGCCGGTGAGCAGCATGCGCTTCGCCAGCTCGCGGTTCTCGGTGTCGACGTTGAGGAGCAGCTCCTCGGCACGCTCCTGGGCGGCCTCCCGGTTGCGGACACCGTACTCGGCGCGCTCGATGGCGCGACGGGCGTTGTCGGTGACCTTCTCCAGGTAGTCGTCGCCCGAGTAGGCCATCTTGCGCATCTCGTCGAGGTCGAAGACCTCTTCGTTACTGCGAGACTTGATGACGTTGGGGGCGTCGACGTTGGCCCTCTTCTCGCCCAGTTCGGCGACGACGGCCTGGCGGGCCTCGGCCTTGGCGATGTCGGCCTTCAGGGTACCCAGCTCGGTGGAGAGGGAGTCCCACTCGCTCTGGCGCTCTTCGGTGAGGGCGGCGTCTCCGGCCTCGGTGTGGATACCGCGCAGCTCGTCCTGGACCTGGGCCAGGCGGGCGCGCATCTCTTCGAGAGTCTTCATGACTCAGATGTTCCTTTCGGTGTCGAGCAGGGCAAGAGCCCGCTCTCGTGCGTTCTTTGTCATGCCAGTCGAGGTGCCCGCCTGGGCGGCGTCGTCCTGGTCTTCGCTGCGAGGAGTCTCGTCGTCCGATCCCACTGCCGGGGCCTCGGAGCTGTCGTCCTCGCTCTTCTTCTCGTCGAAGGGGGGCTTCTTGCCGTCCCCTCCGGAAGTCTTCTTCTTGGGGTGATCCTTCATCTTGTGGTCACCCTTGACCTTGTCGCAGGAGCAGGCCTTGTCGCCGTCGGCGTCGCCCTTGGCGTCGGCCTTGCCCTTCTTGACGAACGGGTTCTCGCCACGGGTGACCATCTCGATGATCTCGTCAGCGGTGTACCCGGAGTCGGCGAGGAGTGCGGCAACGCGGGCGACTTCGCCCTCGGCACCTTCCTGCTCGCGCAGCTCGTCGAGGATCTCAGCGTCGCTCGCCTCGAAGCCAGCGGTCAGGTCTTCGATCGCGCGCTTGCGCTGGTCGTCGGTCATGCTCCGTACTCCTACGGTGGTCTGGGCGTATGCGGGCGTCGTCACCGGACCGGCCTCTCGGAGCTTGATCTCCTTGATGGTCCGGCGGAGGGGCTTGTCGCCCTTCTTGGCGTTGTAGAGCTTGTCCATCAGCTCGTTGCGATCGGTGATGGGGTTGCCCTTGTCGTCCGTCCAGGAGTCGCGAACGACCCGGAACTTGAAGGACATCCCGGTCACCGCGCCAGCCTCGATGGCCTCGCGGATCGGCTCTGCGTGCTCGAACAGTCGCCCCTGGACGCGGAGTCCGTGCCTATCTTCCCGCACGTCCTCGTACACGCCGATCGGCAGATTGCCGAAGCGGGCGTCGTGCCCGTGGTCGTACTGCATGATGGGCTTGCCCTCTTTGAGGGTCTTCCGGAACGCACCCCGAGAGATGCGCTCCATGAAGTGCCCCTCCCAGGAATTGATCTCGGTGTCCTGATCGAAGACGGCGGCATACCCCTCAAGGGTCCTGCCGTCACCCTGGCCGCTATTCGCGCGCTCTTCCTCGGGCAGGGGCTCGAAATCGACCGCCCGCTCGATGAACTCACTCATCGTCGTCATCCTCGTTTCGTCGGGCGGGCTTGGTCGGAGGTGCCGCCTTCGCCGGGGCCGTCGGCTTCGCCGGGGCCTTCCCGGACGCCGCGTTCGTCGGGCGGCCGGGGCGGGAGTTGGGGGGCTTGCTCAGCGCGCCCGCGTTCGTCTTCGGTGCCGGAGCCGCCACCGGCTTCCCGTCCGGGCCCACCTTCGCCACCGGAGGCCCATCGGGCATCGGAGGCTGGAGCTGGACGGAGTAGAGGCCGGTGTGCTTGAGCAGCGACCAGTCGTGCTTCGAGACGGCCAGCACGATCGATTCCGGCGTGTAGCCGTCCTGGATCAGCTTGGTGATCGTCGTAGCTTCCTGCGTCTGGATCTCGCAGAGTTCCTTGACGTCGCGCTGAAGATAGGCGATGTCGCGAGTGTCGTACCAGAGTCGAGACGACGCGGGGACCTTGACGAGAGTCTCCATGGCCGCACAGAACGAACGCCACAGCGGGCGCATCGTTCCGTCGGCGAAGGCGTCCCGGGCGGACTGGAAGTTACCGGCGTTCAGGGATGACCCCTGCATACCCTCGGAGAGGCCGACCACTACGGGGTGCACCCGAGCGGCGGCAGCGATCCGAGTCTCGCCAGCGCCCTGGATCTTCTTGAAGTCCAGGGCCTGCATGTCGATGGTGAGCGGCGTGACGTCAGCGCCACCGCCCAAGTAGAGCGTCTTGTAGGCGTTCGACGGGCCCGTGTGGTTCTCGTCAATCGACTTCATGAACTCGCGGAACTGCTCCTCCGTCACCGTCTCCTTGAAGGAGACCGCGATGTTCGGAGTCGCCGCGTTGCGGTAGAAGCCAGCCTTGTGCTCAGTGGCCAGGCCGTCAGCCTCGATCTCACGGAGTACCGGGGTCATCCAAGTCATTCCCCGGTACTGCACCTCTGGGTCGGGGATCGGTGCCCAGTGGGCGACCCTTCCGTTCGAGCCGTCGATCGGGAAGATCTCCCACTTCTCGCGATCCTCGTCGCCGCCGGGCTTGTAGATGTATCCGGCGACGTCGCTGCGCAGAGCCTCGGCCGGGGGGGCGGTGAGGATGATGTCCACCCAGTCCGGGCGGAGTCGGCGGAGCCTCTTGCCCTCGCGGACCACGAAGTAGTTGCCGTTGAGGTCGCAGTCCTGGATCGCGCGCGACAGCATCTCGCCGGTCGTCGCGTTGGGCCAGGGATTCTCGAAGATCTCCAGCTCGGGATTCCCGAAGAGGTCCTGCGGACGACCACCCTTGATGGCCTGCCACTGAAGGCGGGCCTCGGAGAAGACCATCTGCCGGGCGAGGCAGCAGGCGAAGATGACGCCGTTACGCTTGTACGCGCCCTGCACCAGGCCCTGGAAGGAGCCGTCGGGCTCTTCCTTCCTCTGGTGCGGAGTCTGCGACGTGAGCGAGAGGTTCGAGCTGTAGGGCCCGAAGGGGTTGTACATCTGCGCCCAGTCGTCCATCGAGAGACGCTCTTCAGGCTTGGGCTCCGCCTTGCGGCCGAAGAGCGAACTCCAGAGGTTAGCCACCGTCGCCTCCCTTCTTTATGTCGACGAACGAAAGGGCCAGGAGGCCCAGCGCAGCGCCCCCGTAGAGGCCGTACGGACCGAACTGCCAGGTTGCCCCGGCCGTCGCCAGGAGCAGCGCCAGGGCGACAGCCACGGCCATCTGTATGGGTGTCACCGGTCTACCTTCCGTAGGCCATCCATGGGGCAGCGGGCGGGGCCTCGCTGCTGAGCTTCTTGTAGCCCCAGACCGCCAGGGTGGCGGCGACCAGGGGGCAGATGTCCTGCGCGGCGTTCTTCTTGTCCCAGGCCCACTTGTCGGCCAGGTCGCGCTTCACAGCCGCCGCCACCGCGTTCGTCATCGGCTGCTGGCCGGTGTGCACGATCTTGGGGACCTCGCCCTTGCGCGGGACACAGCCGACGTGGAACTCGCCGCAGGCGACCGCGTACTCGGTCGTCGTCGGCGACACGATCTTGACCCCGGCGTTCTCTAGCTCGGTGATGAGCGAGGAGGCCGGGCCCTTGTCGTCGATGATCACAGCGTCGGGCTTCAGGGAGTTCCAGATGTCGCGGGTACGCCCAGCGATCCAGTCCGAGCCCGGCCGGTAGTCGTACTGCTCATAGCCCGTGATCTCTACGTGCTGCATGCCCTCGTCGTTGATACCGCAAGCCGTGATGCAACCCCAGGCCCTCGTCGGCGACACATCGACCGCCAGGACCCAGGTGTTCTTCCGGCCACCCATGAGGATCTCGGACTCGTCGTCCTCGCGAGCCTTCCAGTGCTCCTCGCCGATGACCGCCCAGGCGTCGCCGTCGACAGGCCAACGGCCCACCGACAGACGCTCCACCTTGAAGGCCTCTTTCTCCTGGCCGTCAGCGCGGTACTCGTTGTCGACCGTCTCGTACGAGATGCGGATGCCGTAGCCCGGGTTCGACTCT